TTTACTACCCGTCCCCACACCCATACATACAGATACATATATAGGCATATATCCATATACTTACATATATGTATATTTATATCACATACCCACCACCGTGTTCACTCCGTCTCCGTTCACATGTTCAATTGTTCAATTGTTTATTGTTTATTGTTCATTGTTTCATGGTATTTGAAAAACACGCATATTAGATTATCATAAATTTATAATACCTTACCCCCCATGTAATAACCTTAAAACTCCGTAACAAAATGTTACACAGGTAATAATATAATAAAAAGGCCGACATCTTTCACATTTTTTCACAATATCGGCCTTTTAAAGTTATAGTTTATCACCAATTCTTTTCACCAATTCTTTTTCTTTTTCTTTTCACCTTATTACTTTTTCGATGCTTCAATCAAACTTGCTTCAATTCCCCCTTTCTTTGCGAGCCATTCATTGTCTGGAATATCCATTGCGTCTTCCATGATACCGTAAAACAGTTCAGCCTGAACCTTACCTTTATACCGACTGAACATATCTTTAATATCATCCAGCTTTCCAGCAATGGTTTTGACTCTCGCCTTAAGCATTGACGCTTCGCCAGGCTTCCGCCCCGTCCTTATCGGCAACGTAAATGTTCTTTCTTGCCACTCCGGCACAAGCTCAACCATTCGAGCGTATTTCTCATCTTGAGACTTATTATCCATTCCAAGATGCGCCTCGCCTTTAAGTGCCGTCCTCGCATCAATGAAATAACCATCCATTGCCCGTTCAATCAACGGTGTAACTTCTGTTATTTCACCATCACCAATAACCCCCGACAAGTCAAACTTCAACCTCAGGGCAATCTGGCTTAGCTTTTCATCTTCATTCCGCCCTGCATTCCATCCCTTGCTATCCAAGGGCATAATGCTTGCCGCCACGCTGACAATGTTGTCGCCGAGAAATTCAACGATTTGTTTCATTTTATCACCTCTCAACATTGAAAATCATTAACATTGATGGTGATAAACCATAACCATATTCAATTGTCAAAGAACCCCCAATCACAATATGCAATAAATATAATATAATCAAATTATAGGTGCAACAATTATTTCACATCATATAATAATTATTTCACACCCATTCCGTATTGCAATCACCGTTATTAACATGCAACAATCGTGCCAACATTACCAAATCACACCTATCTTCAACATAAACAACCTATTAGCAATCCACCTATTTATTTGACATTCCGCCAGAAATGTATCAAAATGACGCAAATGTAACGAAATGATACATTCCATACCCAAAAGAACATGTTCATCCTTCTGACATTGCCCAAATTAGTAGGTGAACACATGAATAACTGGTTTGTTCATAACTTTTTCATGTTTTGACACTATAAGCGTTTATTACAATATTGTGATGAATGATGAACCACCTAGCCAGGCCTGACCCACTCGCAGGGATATTGGGGCGAGAGATGGAAGGGGGACATAGGGGAAATGCCTCAGCCTCCTAGGGTGGCTCCTATCTCTCCATTTTTTGTATGCTTTCCTTTGGAATATTCCTGCGACTTCGTCACATAAATAGAGGTGGAGTATTTTGTTATTCTTTGGGATATTTTGTTATTCTGTGTAACATTTTGTCATTCTGTGTAACATTTTGTTATGGAGGTGGACGAGTTCCAAATGGATTAAGTCGTTTAGGCGGGAGGATTTATGTTGCGTCTTGGGCGGGATGTGTTATATTTATACAGAGATAGAGAAAGGGAGTTAATAAAATGAGCAGGTTTCCAAGCGTAGATCGGCGCAAATATCAGATAAAACATATGAAAGAGAAGCATCAAAGGATGAAGAGGTTGGATTCCTTAGGAATTAAGAGCAAGGATATTGCTGAGGAGTTGGGCTGTACGCCTGAAAATGTCTGCGCTGTAAAAGGGAGTGAGTTATATAAAAAGGAATTGGATGTATTAAGGGTGGCTCAAGATAGTGTGGCGGTTGATGTGAGTAAGAGGATTGTAGAGATAGGTGTGAGGGGCCTGGATTTGCTTGATGAGATTGTACAAGGGAAAGGGAAGGAGACTGGAGAGTTGGCAGATATAAGTTTGAGGGCTAGAGTATCTATGGATATTTTAGATCGCAGGCCTGACACGGCTAAGGTTAGGACTATTCAAGGGAATATGACCCATACTCATATGGTCGGAGAAGATGTGCTAAATAGGATAAAAGAGAGAGCAGCGTTGGCGGCAAAGCAGGCGGCGGATGCTGGTTTGGTTGAAGCGGAATATACAGTGCAGGAGGCCTAATGCCAGCAGCGTTTGAAAGTTGTGTAAAGAGAGGAGGTAGGGTTAGGACTAAAACCTTGAGTGGTAATCGCTACATGAGGATTTGCTACATCGGTGGAAAGTCTTTTGCTGGTGAAGTAAAGACTAGAAAGAAAGAGCATGTGAGACAAGCTAAGGCTATAAGTCAAGGCTTAAGAGGTTAGCTAACAGGAGTTAATGTTTTAAGGATTGGAGGTTTAAATGGCTACATTTATAAGGACAGAAGAAGCACTGCACGGCCAGATTGTCTATGACAACACGGACACTGGTTGTGTAGGACAACTAGCAGCTCCAGGCAACTTCGACACCATACGAATACATCCAGGCACACCCCAGATGCACGGCCTTTCCAATATAGTATTTGCCTTTACATTTGCTGATATAGATTCTTGGGTGAAGGCTCGGATAGAAGGAGGCCCGACTGCTGCGACTATGAAAACTCTAATGGAAATTGGAGATGCTGTTTATGTCACAGATGGCGTTTACCAAATAGTATGGACGAAACTAGGAACCATGCCCTATATGCGAGGAGTTTTTGTTAGTGAAAGTGCTAGTCCCTCAGACGCAACCTGTGACTTGATTGTGAGGGCCGGAGCATGAAAGTAGACTATACCCCTATTATATTAGGCACAGGGATGAACTTCTCTATCTCTTATGCCTCTAACATTGAAGCACTAGGCCTGGGTATGAGAGGTATGGCTGACCCAGGCATGACCGCAAGTCGGACAACCGTCGTCTCCCACGATTTGGCTGGGCAAGAGGACGATACATTTAATAATAAATATTGGATGCAAGTCATCCATAATACCAATAGTGTTGGTAATGCTCCTGAGATGGAGATAGTCAAGATTAGTGACTATACCTCTGCCACAGGTACGTTTACCCTTGCTGGGACTGGTTTCTCAGCGAATGTGGAAGAGCAGGATGAACTCCTGATTATCCATGAACTCGTGGTTGCTATGGGTAGAGATACCGCCAGTGATGAGTTTAGTTCTACCAATGTCCTTGCTAATGCTGATGGTACGGTTCTCCAACGCCTGGAAGATCTCAGGCAGACCCTCAACCCAGTTGCCGACTGGACAGAACTCGACAGAGATCCATTTGACGTTTTGGATGCCGATGCCAATACTGAGCGCTGGGATGCAGAGTATATCACCGACAATAGTGGTGGTGATGCCAGTATTAACGATGATACAGCAGGCAAACTCTATATCAAGGCCGACTATAACGTAGCGGGTGCTAGTCGCTATGCAGTTAGCAAGTCCCTACCTATATTTGCCGACTTCTTTGTTATCACTGAAGATGTAACCTGCACTTGGGGAACTACTGATGGTGCGACTGCGAAGGCAGTTGGGATTGGAGTTTCAGCAGGCGCTGCTTATGATTCTACCAACTATATATTTATTGAGCGTCAGAAGGGTACTGGTATAGATAGGATACAGGTTCGTTACAATTTAAATGACGCCGGTGAGGTAGTAGACAACACGGCTGGTAGTATAACAGACGATGCCATAGCATTTAAGATAGAGCGCCTAGATCAGACCTGGCGACTTTACTACAGCCTTCTTCCTGAACCTGACCAAACATGGGTACTTGCCGCACAAATCGAAGATACTTCCAACTATATGACCAACGAAGTTAGCTTTTATCAGGAAACCTTCAATGGCACTAACACAGACGCTAACGAAACTGCCCAGGGCGACTTTGATAACTTCTTTGCCTGGATAGGTTCTGGAGGTGGAGCACAGTTCCTCGTGGGAAATTATGACTCCAGTTATATAGCTGCAGGTGAGGCCGACATAGGTGGCAATCTCTTTGAGATTGAAAATGCTCAGATGAACGCCGTAGGCGTTGTTGATGCTGGTTCAGATTTAGGCTTTGAGGAAGATGGAGCTGTTCCTACCCTCTTTAATACTCTGATTACAATTAAGGGAGAAACTACAGGTGCAGGTGGTATAAAGACTATGGTGTCTACTGATTTAGGTGGATATGCTGCTGGTTATCTAATTGGCAATCTTATAGTTCCACTTGAAGGAGCACAGGCGGGCTTAGGTAGAACCATTACAGGTTTTGATGGGACTAGCCTAGTAACAGTTCATAGACCTTGGGTAGCTGCCCCTGGAACTAGTTGCAAGTTTATTATCCTCACTCAACAGGGTAGCCTCAAAAGTCTTGCAGGCGGTCTTTTGACTACAAGTAGCACAACAGTTCCTGCTGATAACACTAGAGGTGAAGGCAATGACTTCTTCAATGGTAACATATTAGTGCCTCTAACAGGTGCTGCTGCCTTTCAGGCTGGTTACATTGTTGACTTTACCACTGCAACCGGTGTATTTACAATAGATCCCGAACATCCATTTCCTGTTGCGACAGGTGCTGTGCCCTATCTAATCCTTGCGGGTGATGCTGGAGTTTCTTTAATTCCAGGGACAGATGGTACTAATAATTATACAATGTCTCAGATAGTTGGTAGTAAGGTTGATACTGCATCCTATGTTGGCAATGGTGAGGATAGTCTTGTTAGTTATGCTAAAGGTACTCTAGCCTCGATTAACGCTGGTGCGCAGATGTCCATTAAGATTAACAATGGAGATGCTCGTACAAACCTTGAGCAAATCCTTGAGGACTTCTTCGTAGTTTGGGGTATGAACGATACTACTGTCTTTGACCCAACCGTGAGAGGCGTTTCCTGTACTACACTTGAGATGTTTTTTGATGAGCTTGGGAAAAAACTGGAGGAGATGCAGCCAAATGCAGTGTCACATGCGACTCTTTATGATGAAGTCCATGCTAATCTTGATCTTGCTGAAACAGATGCAACCACAACAACACTTGATGAGTCTGAACAGACTTTATATGAGGAGAGTGATACGAGGCCATTCGAGTTCCGTGGTGGTGAAGTTGACCTAAATGCTATGGCTGTTGGTGATATTGTGAGATTTAGAGTATATACTAAGGCCGCTCTTGGCGGGACGTATCGTAAGATATCTAACGATGCTGACTGGACGTTTAGAGATGCTCAGACAGAGCAACCAGGTGTTCCTTTTGATGGAATCTCTGCTCATCATGGCTTTAAGATAACTATTGAACATACACTTGCGGCTGGTGCGTTTGACGTCGTGCACTCATGGAGAGATGCTAAAGCTGGAAATTAATCATACTGTGTAACAAAATGTTACGCAGGATATGGAGGATATAATGCTATACGGACCTAATGTAATGGCTTCAGTAACTAGTCGAGGTCTTGTCTTTATGGGTAGCTGCGACGATGATATGGCAGGTAGTACTACTGCTATTCATGTCAGGGATCTTAGAGGCTTTAGTAATGACTTCTTTAATACTAAGTTTTATATGATAATACTTAAAGACTATAACGATGTAGGTGATGCGCCTGAAGGTGAGTGTAGGCAAATCACCGACTATGTTAGCGACACTGGGGTGTTTACAACTGCTGCCTTTACAGCTAATGTTGAAGCCCATGATTTAATTATGGTAGTGCATGAGACTGTAGCCCTTTTAGCTTCCCACGCCGATGCAACAGGTGCGAGGATAGCTGATGATAGTTGGCTTGCTCGCCTCATGGCTCAAGATGGCGATGTAAGTGCTTATGATGATACCACTATGTCACTTGAAGCTATTGCTGCTCTTATAACCAATGCCAATCAGCAGACTAATATGACTGCCGTAATTGATGCTGATGATCTTAACCATTTAATCAATACAGCTATGGGGGCTGCGCTTGATACTGTAATGGATGATGATGCTGTTTTAGGTCATCTGTCATCGGTATCTGACGTTTCTGACTTCGACCGTACGACTGACTCACAAGAGGCCATCGGTACTGCTCTTATTAATGCCACTTTGGTTGCAAGTACGACTGAAGAGCTTAACGCAGCTGCTGGAGCTAAGGACCTATTTACGGGAACTACAGCAGATGTAATTCTCTTGGGCCTTACCATGAGAAATGCCACTGTAGATCTAAGTGATGATGTGAACTTTACAGGTATTAGCATCCAGACCGATGATGTTACACCTGCTACAATTATATCCCAGGCCGATGGTGTAAAGGCTAACCTAACATCAGAAGCTACACTTGGTTGGGATGGTGGTCATGCTGGACTTTATATCAAATTAGGCACAAAAATACAGTTGACTATCTATGGAGGTGCAGCAGATGAAAACTGTGCCCCTGATATTGCTGTCGTGTATAAACCACTAGGTGCTGGAACCGGCACATTAGCGCCTTAATAGGAGGAAATATGGCTATTTATATAAATGGAGTTGAAACAGATACACAGGTTGGTACTACTGTCGATGTAGGGCAGCCACCGTTGATTGACTACTTTGGCGATGTTGTTGATGGAGCTGCTCCTAATGCTAATAAATGGGCAGTTACAGAAGATGGTGCAGGTGCGGTTACGGTTGAGTGGAGTGAACAGTCTACCAAGTATTGTCGTCTCGTTGCTGATGTTGGAGCGACAGACGATACCTATATGACTTCGACTGGTAATTATGTCTATGATCCAACCATCTGTACTTATGTTGTATTTGAGACTACCTTTAGGATTGTAGACTTAACAGGTGAATGGGCTATTGGCTTATTTGAAGCAGGAGCTTCGGCTGAGGCAAGTGATGCTGATCTGTTAGCAAGTATGAACGCCTGTATTCATGGCGATAATGATACCGTAGATGCAGTTACCAGTGATGAAGTAGGAGTGGAAACGACTGACTTGCATACTCCTGCTTGGCTTGACACTGATGATACTGATTATAAGGTTAAGATAGTAGTCAGTGATACAGATGTAAGGTTCTATATTGATGATGTTCTTAGAGTTACCCATACAACAAGAGTTCCCGTCAAGAACTTCTACGTTGTAGCAGCTGTTAAGAATACTAATGGTGTGGCGACTGATATGCATGTATTGCCTGTTAAGGTATGGACGGAATAAGATGCCATTCTACGAAAGAGTACAACATCACGTTGAGCACCATGATACTTATATATTTCCAGCCTCAACGGCTGATACTTGTACGTTAACAGCTGCAGGTGCGAATGTTTATAGTGATTATACTAGGATAGTTGATGCTCCCGGAGGTAATTTCTTTGATGATCTATTTACGTCCGATGGTCATATAACCGCAATGCTTGTTGAGTTGGCCTCCGTTGCGGGTAAAAGGTTTATGGTGGAGATTTCGTATGGAGCATCTCATACTGTTCTTTCTCATTTTAGAGTACAGTCAGAGACAAACAAATTGCCCACTGCTCAGTCTCCAAGAATAAGAGCTAAGCATACAATATCAGGACAACAACTCTTTTATAGATGTATGTGTAGCGCAGCTGGTAATGAAAGTATAGAAGTTCACTTTAGATATTTTCTTGTTTAATAAGGAGAATTAAGATGTTAGAAGACGCTGCATATCAACAGATTGTGAAATCTAGGTCTGCCTTGGCAAGTAGAATGAGATCTATTAACAAGGACATTGCAAGTTTGGGTGCCCATGTTGTAAGGCTGACAAAGCAAAGAAATGGTTGCGTAGAGGAGATGAAACTGTATAGTGAGGTTCTTAAACCTCAAATTGATGAGTATGAGGCTGTTAAAGTTGTAAAGGAACCTAAAGAATGATTGGTGGGATGACTACAAAGAGTACGGGGATTATAGGCCATTGGCCTCTTGATGGGAATCACATTGCTTTGCCAACTGCAAAGGATATTAGTAGATTTGGTAATGATGGGGTTTGTACTGATGTCAGCTTAACAACAGGTATTCACGGTGAAAGCAATGGTGCAGCCTTGTTTAATGGTACGACTAGTGGGATTGATACTGGCACTGATATGATAGGGATAGGGCCGCTGACGATTGATGTGTGGATTTATCTAACTGGATGGGGTGAAAGCGGTTCTGGTCGAGTTATTAATAATAGGCGTTTAATTTTCCACGTTTATGAAGAATACGGAATAAAATTTACAAGTGATGGTAGCAGAGGTGCATACCCTGCTGAGGGCGCTATTGTGTTTAATACTTGGTATCATACTTGTATAACCCGTGATATTAATGGTATTGCAAACATATACTTAAATGGCGTTCTTTCAGGAGCTGCAAATCAGGATTCTGGCATACCTGTAGCAGGAGAATCAAATGTTTTTATCGGCGCACTAAGTTTTCTGAGTAGGTTTTTCGATGGCAAAATAGCAAAAGTGCGAATTTACAGCTACGTCATGTCCGCTGGTCAGGTAGCCAAACTTTATGAATCTTATGGAGTATGAAATATGAAAAGTACAAACAAAATATTTGAGCCTATACAGTATGGTCGCAATGCACCAGCAACTATCCCAGCTGTCCTTACCGACAGTAGTCGAAACGGCCTTAATGGTTCTTTCGAGGGAGGTCTTGCAGCAGGCGATTGGACGCTTGTGAACGATACTATCTACGTTCCTTTGCTAAATGGCACAACTGACTATATCTCTATTCCTGATAATAACATTCTCAGCTTTGGCTTTGGCTCTGCGGGTAGCGATATACCTTTCAGCATTGTCGCTTGGATAAACATGGTGGACGCAACTGAGTTTCCTATCATCAAGAAAGGTGTATATAATACCAGCGGTGAATGGAGACTTCTTGTTGACTCTGACGATAAGCTAAATATCCAAGCATTCGATGAGTCTATAGCGGACTGTTATATCGGCAGGAAAACAGCAGCGCTTACAGATGATCAAGGCAACTGGATATGTGTAGGTGCTTCCTACTCTGGCAACGAAGCAAGTAGCGGTTTTAAACTTTACAAGAATGGAGTTGTTGCTGATACTGATGACTCTGCACTCAACGAGGTTAGCTATGTAGCGATGGAAAATGGTGGTGCCGCTATGGAGATAGGTAAGGATGATACACTGTTTGCTGAGGGCTCTATAAACGTGCATTATATAGTTCGATAAGGAGATCTAACAATGGCACGCAAGAAACGTAAATGGTGGCAGAAGAAGACGAACTGGGCAATTTTAACCGGCATAGTGTCTCAAGTAATGGTATTGTTCCCTGTTACTGCTCCTTATGCAGCTATCCTTCTTAAGGTAGCAACCGTTGGTGGCATCTATGGAATCGCCGACCGTGCGGGGAAAGAGAATGAGGACTAAACTATGCTGAGCCCCGGAGATGGAATAGCCCTTGCAGGCGTTTGCGTCTTGGCCTTTAAAATTATAGACAGTCGATATTCTTCTCAAAGGAACGGTTGTAGAGACTCCGATGTATGCTCAGCACATTCTGGTGTAGAGGCTAATATAAAGGCTATTCAAGATGATATTAAGATAATAAGAGATGATGTTAAAACTTTGATTGGGAGGAACTAATCATGGCTAGATCGAGACCTAGTAGATTGTCGAGAAGAAGGTCTAGAAAAGGAGAGGGTGCAAACACTACTTGGGCTAATAGACTTAAGGCAAAAAGAAAAGGTTCCAAGAGGAGAACTAGGGCTGTATCCTCAAGAGCTAGACAGGGCTCAAACACTCAAAGGGTGAGGGGTATATATCACGCACCTAAGGCTAGAACCAGAACTATAACCAGAAGGGCTTAATGTATGAACCGGGCGGCCTGGTACCCTATAGTTATAGAAGAAGGTGCAACCTTTAGTATGACCTTTGAATGGAGGGATGCTAATGGGGCTGTTGTGGACTTCTCCTCTTACACTGATGTCAGGATGGACATACGTGCGACTAAAGAAGCAGGCACAGCTATTGCTTCTTCCGAAGGAGAGACTCCAACCTTGGTTATGGACTTAACAGATGCCAATGTTGGAGTGCTCGTGGTAACTATGACGGCAACCAACACTGCCGCTTTGGACTTTCATCGAGCCGTTTATGACATTGAGGCTTTTAATACCCCAACTGTTTACAGGTTAGTTGAGGGAAGTGTGACACTAAGTAGGGAGGCGTCTAGGACGGTAACGGAATGAATTTGAGACGTAGTATACTTAATGATGTGAAGTTTAGGAGAGGCCATCGAGAGACGAGTGATAGAGTGGTAATTAGTGATGCTGTATCATCCTCTCACAAGGTTATCATTAAGGATAAGAGCGTTCCTTTTACATCGTCCTATTCTGCTTTTAGTGCAGGCGACCAGAACAATATTAACGGCACTAGCGTTATGACCATTGCAGATAGTCAAGACCGCAAGTTTGCCTTAAAGCCCCTGGATTCCACCCATGGGATTGTTCTTTTTACTGATGGTGGAGATAGTAATTATCCTAAGGTTGCCGCTTTTGAGTGGGATGGAACTACTTTTACTATGGGGAGTCCTGTGAGTGCTGACCCTATGGATAGAGGCTTAACCAATGCTCATAACTGTGATATAGGAGTGCTAACATCAAGTCAGGTTATTCTCATGTATTCCTCGGGTTCTTATACATGGGGTTATGTAGCAGATGTTAGTGGGACAGATGTAACTGTAAATACTACAGCTGAGGTTACCCTTGAGGGGTTAAGTAATTGGGCTGATAGCATCTGTGGTGTGAATGATACAGATGCCATATACTTCAAGGGGTATGGAGCAAATACCACTTTAAAAGCACAGGCCCTTAGAGTAAGCGGGGGAGGAGATAATCTAGCTAAGGTCGGAAGTTATCTAACAATGAATGGTGCGTGGGCAGGTGGAGGCGCTTATACTTTCTCGCCTGTTGGCATAAAGACTGCTACTGACCAAGCTTTTTGCACTTATTATATAGCTGAGCACTATATGGGGAGAATAGTTGATTGGAATGCTGGAACTAATGTTTTAAGTTTAGGGGGCGATGTAACCATAGCAGCAAAGGCATCTGAGCAATATTTCTATTTTACAGCTCTTAGCCTTTATGATACAGGGAAGATATCGACTCTCCACTGGAATACGATTACTGACACTTTAGTACTTCAGTTGTTGACTCTTTCTGGAAGCACCCCCTCATTAGGAGACGCTGTTGATATAAGTGAGTTGACAGATAGGGGAGCTCGAACTGGTCTTGCCTGCGTGTCTGGAGAAAAGATATTAGGAGCGTACACCGATACTAGTGATAAGTTGCAGGCTTTTGTGAGCGATTTTACTCCAGCAGTTGTATACACTGCTGTAGGTAACAGTGATACTGCTGTAAAAGGATGTAGGGCAATAGAGCTCTCAGGAGATTTAGTGGTAATGCACCAGGATGATGCAAATGGAGATAAGGGTGAGATTCAGATATTTGAGATAGGAGCTACTGAACCAGGTGGTTCTAGAATAGTTATTAGAAATAGTAAAGAAGGGCAGGAAAGAACTGCCCAATGGGTATTTTAATCAAACTGCGTAACATTTTGTTATACAGGCATATTGGGAGGAAAGAGTAATGGCATTTACAACCACTACACAAACATTGGCTATTAGGAGAGCTAAGCTTCGGCAGGTGCAGCAGTTAGTAACCCAGCTGATTCAACTGAACGAAACGGCAAGTCGAACTAGCGTACAACTGTTAGCCCAGGGCGTGTCTGCAGCTGAGGTGAAAAATACGTTGGATAAAGTCTTTGCATCTGGAGGCCCTCCTCATCAGGTAGCTGATACAGATCCAGTCGCTTATGTAGGTGACACTATATCTGATAGAATCATCGAGATACTGAACCCTATCACAGATGGAATAGGGTGGGAGCACGAGGTATAATGCCTTATTTCCCTAAGGGAGTAGACAAAGAAACTGAGGACATTCTCTACGATTGCTATAAGCATACGGATAAGTTCTGCAAGATATTTATGCCTAAGACATTCTATAAGGACTTTTCTCCAGGTCATGCAAAGGTCTTTAAGGCTCTTGATAATGAGACTATTCAAAAGCTCGTGATAGCAATGCCTAGAGGTTGGGGAAAGACATCTATTATCAACAAGGCCTATCCGGCTAAGAAGATAGTCTTTCAAGATAAGCACTATATTATTCCCATATCTGCTACTGGAAGTAGTGCTATTGAGTTTTCTGAGAACCTGAAGATGGAGTTAATGAGTAACGAGGATCTTGTTCCAGTGTTTGGCTCTATCAAGACATCCGGTTATAGCTATGGTTCATTCTCTACGCTTGAGTGGGTCACTTCAACTGGCATTAAAGTTATGCCGAGAGGTGCAGGCCAACAGGTTCGAGGCAGACAGTTTGGGAATTATAGGCCCGATCTTTATATCGTAGACGATTTAGAAAACGATGAGGCGGTTGAGAGTGAGGAGAGAAGGGAGAAGCTAAAGAACTGGTTTCTTTCTGCAGTTATGCACAGTGTAGAGTTCAGCGACCCAACCTGGAGGATTGTAGTTATAGGCACTATGCTACATGAGGACTCTCTGCTGGCTAATTTGTTAGATGATAATAAGTACCCTGATTGGTATAAGGTTAAACTTGAGCTATGTAATGACCACTACGTATCTAGTTGGCCTGAACATATATCTGATGAGAAGTGCAGGGAATTGCACCAGGGGCTTAAGGCTGCTGGAAAGAGTGAGATATTCTACAGGGAATTTCGCAATATACCTATAGCTCTTGATGAACAGGGGTTTAAGCCTGCATACTTTTCTGATTATGAGGAAGACGACCCTGATATGAGCAGTATTGAGGCTGAGACCATTATCCTTTCTGACCCAGCAAAGACTATGAAAAAGGGTAGTGCTAAGACTGCCATCGTCGGCGTAACCGTAAATATGAAGAAGCATAAGCTTTGGGTAAGAGATGTGATTAAAGAGCAAATGACACCTGGTGAGTTGTATGATGGAATGCTGGATATGGCTGAGAGCCTAAATGCCCTTGTGTTAGCTCCAGAAGTTACAGCTCTTCACGAGTATATCACCTGGCCACTCAGAAATGCTATGCACGCAAGGGGAGTTAACTACATAATCATTGAGGTGAATCCTCGGCAGGGTAAGACTGGAGCTAAAAGAAGTGCAGGTCTTATTCCTTGGTATAGAGGTGGTCATGTTAAGCATAATAGAGTACCTTGTGCTTCTCTGGAGAAGAACCTAATGCAGTGGCCGAGGCCTGCTGAGTGGGATGAGATAGACGCTTTAGCTGGTATAATATTTGTACTTGAAGATGGTGAGCGCTACTTTGCCCCTAAAAATGAAGATCCAGAAGATATAGAAAAGGAATATGAAGAGCTTATGAAAGAGTCCGAGCCTGGACTTGAAGTTCCTACTTATGTATAACTTTAACTTTAAATTGGTAATAATATGCCTAGACTCCTAAACCCATATCCAAGTCAGACCAAGCCGACTCCGACTAGTTTGCTTAATGTTAGATATAGATATTCATATCCACTCGGTTTGGATTTAAGACCGGGCAGTGATATGCACGAGTTTCTTAAGGGTGAGATTATGGCTAGGGCTAACGAGAGCCATGAGGCTATGTCTAATAGATATGAGAGTTGGAACAAGATTGATGAGACGCTAACCTCCTATATACCTCTTTCAGATGTAGAGGAAAATATGGCTCTGGATGATGAGACAAAGCCGGTTTCGATGGTAGTGCCTCTTTCCTATGCAGCTATTGAGACACTTCTTTCTTATCTCACTATAGCCTTTCTTGAAGAGCCTATCTTTCAATATGAGGGGTTTACAGATGAAGACATGATTGGGGCTATATTGATAGAAAAACTAGTAGAGCTTCAAACCAGAAAGAGCGGTGCTGGCATCCAACTTCATACTGTATTTAGGGATGCCCTCGCTTATGGGTTTGGTGCTGCTACTCCTATATGGACTCAAAGGATGGGTTGGAGAAGGCAGAAGAGGCAGCAAGGTGTGTTCTCGACGTTTCTTAATAGGTTCACTGGATTTGAAGATGTGGTTGAGAGAGTCGAGGAAATAAAGTTTGAAGGCAATGAACTCCATAATATAGATCCTTATAACTACCTTCCGGATGTTAATCATCCTATTCAGGATGTTCAAAAGGGTGAATACGTAGGATGGCTCAACCATGAGAATAGAATGGAGTTACTATCTAGAGAGGCCTATGACGAGAATACATTTAACGCCAAGTATTTGCGTCATATAGATGGAAGGAGTACACTCGGTATAGACGAGTCCGAGCGTGATAGGTTCGATGTGAGTTCTGGTATGGAAAACACTTCTAACAGCACTGACAGAATGGATACTATCTACATGTATATAGATCTAATTCCGAATGAGTGGAAGTCTCAAGGAGACAAAGGGCCTGCATTAGGAAGGAGTAAATATCCAGAGAAGTGGGCGTTTGGTCTGACCGGCGACCAGGTCATAACCTCTGCTCATCCTCTAGAATTAGACCATAATATGTTCCCTATTGTTACATGCGCTCCAGAGTATGATGGATATACTATAACGCCAATTTCCAAGATGGAAGTCGTATATGGACTTCAGAAGCTAATCAACTTCTTATATAATTGCTATGATAAGGAGACAGAAGTTCTAACGTCGAGAGGTTGGGTGCCTTTTCCTCAATTAGAGGAAGATGACGAAGTATCTGCTGTAGACCCAGTAACGCTGGAGTTCTGGTTTGAGAAACCAAAGCAGATGTTTGAGTACGATTATGATGGCTACTTGGTACAGTTTTTGTCCTCCCGAATGGATATATGTGTAACTCCAAATCATAATATGTTTGTTAGAAAGCGATACAGGGGCGATTGGGAGTTCAAGCCTGCGGCTCTTGTTGGACGTGATTCAGCCTCTGATTATAAAACGATAGGGAACTTGAATTGGAAAGGGGAGATTAATCCTCCTTCTATTAGGGTTGAAAGTCGTGGGGAGAGAAGAAAAGATAAACCAGTCGAGATCCCTGCGTATTGGATGGCCGAGTTTCTTGGTTGGTTCGTTTCGGAAGGAAGCATTTCTCATGGGGAGGCTAGTGGGAGCTACAGTGTAAGTATTAAGCAAAAGAAGGATGAGAATCTCGATGATATTGATTTTTTAATGTCTGGCTCTCCTGTTCACGTGACCCGCTGTTACCATGAAGGCAAGGATGCCTTTTCGTGGACGATAACCCATAGAGGGTTTTATGAGTGGCTTAAGGAGAACTGTTATAGTGGAGGGACGCATAGTGAGCATAAGAAGGTTCCCAACTTCATAAAGGAATGGGATATCTTCCATCTGGAGTTGTTCTTTGGTTGTGCAATGAGGGGGGACGGAAGCTGGATGGACAGCCATCCTAATTTAGGACAGTATAGTTCTACCAGTAAGCAGCTCATTGACGACATGCAGGAGATCTCCCTGAGACTTGGATACTTCTCGCATGTATATTTGGGTGAGATAGGAGAAAACGCTTATGGAACTGCAGGCAAGCCTTTTCATAGACTAAATATATCTACATCCTCGACTTTCCCTACAATAGCTCAGAGGAACTGCTTTAAATACAAATATGAAGGTAAGGTATATTGCTTTGAAAATTCTACACACCTTACTATTACCAGGCGTCATGGGAAAATTGCAATCCAAGGACAAAGCCATGTTCAGAATGTACGTAAGGCCATCCATGATATGTTCTTGGTAGACCCTATGGCAGTAAATGTTAATGACCTGCTTACTCCGAAGCCTGGAAAGATAATAAGAACCCGTAGGCAGGCATGGGGCAAAGGTGTTGCAAATCTTATGGAACAGCTTAAGGTAACAGATGTAACTAGCAACCATCTTCGTGAGTCAGGCGTTATATCTCAAATACTTGATAGAGTCTCTGGTGCTGAAGATGCCTTGCAGGGAGGTGTTGGGTCTAAAAAGGAAAGGGTTAGTGCCTCTGAGTTTCAAGGGCGTCAAAGTGCAGCGTTGAATAGAATGGAAAAGCACGCGATGATTATCGGACTGCAGGCTTTAAATCCTTTAAGCGAAATGTATGCTTCTCATACTCAGCAATTTATGACTCAGGAACAGTATGTGTCTATAGTGGGTGAACATGAGGAGGTGCTTCGTAGAGAGTTTGGGGATGCTCAAGAAAGGGCTATGGTGGGTCCTATGGATATTCTTATTAAGTATAATGTAGTATCACATAGTGGCACATTACCTACCAGTGGAGACCCCCAAGCGTGGTTAGCTATGATGCAGATGATTGGAGGTAATCCAGCCTTGATGGAAAGGTTTGATGTGGTTAGAATATTCAAACATTGGGCGAGGCTTTCTGGGGCTAAGAACCTTCATAGGTTTGAGAAGAAGATGGATAGCCTGCAACCAACAGTTATGCAAGATGAGGAAGTTGCGTCTGAAGTTCAAAAAGGAAACCTTGTATCCATGGAGGAAGCTATTGGAAGGTGAGTGGATTAAGCTATTTAAGGCTATAGAGGAAAAAGGTAGTGATATGCCTTTCGAGTCTACAAAACGTGATATAGAAATCTTTAAGGAAAGTAGAGCATGGATTGACATATCTAGCCAACTAATGTGTCTCCTAATTGCAGCTAGAGACGATTTAGAACAACTTGGAGAAGGCTATGACAGAAATGCTATATCTTATCTCCAAGGCCAATGTTACATTCTCAGGTGCATATTATCTATGCCTGATACTATAATAAACAGTCTTAAAAAAGAAGGGGAAGAAGATGAACCTCAACATGAAGAATCTTAAAGAGCAGGTTGGCGATGTACTTAGGGGAGTTGGCAAACCGGAGGACTCTATTGAGCAGGATGAGTCTACCCAAGACGACTTAACTCAACAGGAGGAACTATCCGATGAGAAAGAGGGAGCTCAAGGGGGTGAAGAGGAAAGCGACCAGGAGGAAGAGGTTTCTACGGAAACAGATGGTGAGGGAGGAGAAGAAGCGGGAGAGGAAGAAGAGGGTGATACAGGCGAGGAAGAAGACGGAGACGAAGATACAGAGGATAAGGGAGAAAGCGAACAAGAAGAAAAAGACCCTCGAGAGTTAGAGATGGAAGCCTTAAGAAAGCAGAACGAGATGTTACAGGCTCAGCTTAATGAGGTGTCAGGGAAACAGCAAGAGGTGGATATAGAAGAGGAAGAGGTTCCTGTTCTAGATGTTGGTGATACCTTCGTTGATAAAGAGGCCGATTTGGAAGACCTGTTCCAAGATGCAGATAAGATCAACGCAACGCTTGGTAAAGTTGCAAGTAAAGCCGCTAACGTTTCTCTTGAGCATGTTTACAAGAGACTTCCTGCAGTTATAATAAAGATAGTTCAGGACGAAGTATCTGCCTATAGGCAATCAGACCAGTTCTTTATAGACAATAAAGATTTGATACCTCAAAGGGAGTTTGTTCGTTACGTATATAATGATATGGTGAATAAAGACCCTGAGACCTCCCCTCTTGACCACTTTAAGGTTTTGGCTAAAGAGGTTCGCAGGAGACTCGGCACAGGCGAGCAGAAGGGTTCGTATAAGACCGCAGAGGTGGAACACAGGGAGAAGAAGAAAAAGCGCAGATCCACCTTTAATAAACCTGGCGGGAAGAGAATAACTACTCCAAATGCACCTAAGGGAATTGGTGGAGAGATTCACGATATGATGGGGGTATAATGAGAGGTAAGACTATTGTTATTCCTAATCGGTATAGCGAAATTACGCAAGAGGTAGGTATAAACGATACCTATGCCATGAAGTTAGGTGATAGGGTCGTGAATGCAACGCTTGCGGCTGCTAAGACAGTAACGCTTCCGCCTGTTAGAGACGCTGCAGGGCATATATATACTATATTTGGTGTTACCGTTGCTGCTCCTAACTTGTTAACTATAAGCAGGAACGATAGCGATTTAGTGACCAAGAACATTCTCAAAGGTATAGCTAGAGATAACACGTATGATCTAGATGCTAATGGAGAGTATGCTGTACTGTATAGCGATGGTTCCCATTGGCACTTGATTGCTGAGAATGTATCATAGGAGGCGTTATGAGAACTTATGAAGGAATGGTAAGAAGATTAATTCATACCATTGCAAGTGTTACAATAACCGAAGAGATTGCGTTGGTTAGCTGCTTAGGTTCAGGCCCTTATGATGTAACGCTTCCAACGGCACAAGATGCAGCAGGATTAATATTTGTTATTAGATGTGATGATAATACTATTGCAGGCAATGTAAGGGCAGTAGCCGAAGCAGGTGATGGTGCTAACATTTATATAGATGATGCGGCTGCAGCAGCTAATTTGACCATGACCGCAATAGATGACTATACAATTCTTTACTCTGACGGAAATAACTGGTATCAACTAGCGGGGGTGCAGACATGAGATTAGTAGATGGTCTATATCTTGAGGATGCCGGGGCAGTGGAAGTAATCCACACGAGCAAGGGCCTCCGACTACCTGATGGAAAGAACCTTACTATATTTGTTGAACTTACCTCCCGTCATGGTGATATTGTTATTAAGGTGCCTAGACCAGAGACCAGTCCGGGAAACTTCATATGTGTGTTTCTTAACATAAATAGTGAAGACTCGGAGGTTGTTATAGATAGCAACTATTTAAGGTCTGACATCGATATTACTCTAGATGAACCTTGGGACTATGTACTTTTTTGGAGTGATGGTCTCCAATGGAGCATTTTGAACTACAATTATTCATAATCTGTGTAACATTTTGTTATGCAGTACGAAAGGATTTGAACTATGAATATTCCCGGAGCGCAACAGGCTCAGCGAACTGCTGATGCAGGTTTGTCTCCTCGAGATGGTGTGCACTATCATACTGGTGATGATGAGGCTAATGAAACTATCAGTATTACATTAGACCAAAGGTCTAACATTCTCACAACAGATGATACATATACTTTAACATGCACACTTCCTCCTGTCGCTCAAGCCGGCGGAATGATGTTCTTCTTCTACCTTGTATCGGATGGTGGTCAAGACGTGACTATTACTGATGCTGGGGATGACGCAGACTTTGATGATGCTACTATGGCTGATGTAAACGACAGGTGTATTCTTATTAGTGATGGTATTCACTGGTTCTGCCTTGATGGCGGGATTACAACCATCAGTTGAGGAGATTAAACTATGGGACTTAAAGGAGCACTACGCAGGGTTGGCATTAGTGTAGTGTCGAGTGGGATTGAAATAGAGGGAGCTTTGACTGCTGATAATGTTATTGCTGGTCAGGGCAAGACAATCTATTATAATCCTACAGAAACGGCAGGCATGACTGGAAGGACTCCTGGAACTGCTTGTGGTAGTATTCACGACGCTGAGGCCAAACTTACAGCCAACCAGAATGATAAACTAGTGTACCTGGCTGGCTCGACGAGCGGAACTATTACCGATACACTAGATTGGGATAAAGACTACACTCACCTTATAGGGTATGGTGCACCATTAACACACCAAACTCGTGCTAGGCTTTTTGCTAGTGCAACAACTGCCGGAAACAACGTGTTCAACGTTACAGCGAAGGGTTGTCTATTCCAGAATCTTCGGTTTTATCAGGGTACTGATGAAGCTACAGCTTACTGTGTAGAGATTGCCAGTCCCTATAACGTGTGGGATCATGTTACGTTTCAGGGCATGAATATTGCATCTGAGGCTGGTAATGCTGGCAACTATTCACTGAAACTCACCGGGTGCGGACTCAACGAGTTTATAGACTGCACTTTTGGAGGCACTAGTACAAAGAGAACTGCTGATAATTCTATTGTTCTCTTCGACACTATATGTAGCCAGCTACAGTTCACTAGATGTAAGTTCCTCAGTTATGCTGAGACTAATACCTATTGTATAATGAAGGTAGCTGACGCAGATGGTATCCGAGACTGGGTACTGTTTGACGACTGTTACTTTTATAACCGGTGGGCAGGCAAGGCTGATGAACTTCTCGAAGTTTGGGAATGCCCAGAGTGTACTCACGCTGCTATACTGCTTAAGGATTGTAGCTTTTCTTCTATCGTTGAGTGGAATGCTGCTGCCCGTGCTTGTATACAGGTAGTGGGTGCAACTGGTATAGCTGGTAGTGCTGGTGTTGGATCCTCGGGTAATCCTATTAGCCCAACCTAAAATAGAGGAGTGTAGAAAATGCCTAGAAAAGCTAAACCTAAAACAAAAAGCTACAGGTGTCCTGATTGTAGGATTATTGTAGTCAACATAACTCATGATTGTCCTTATTGTGGTTTTAAGGGCGAACTTGAGGAACTTATGGAGTAAATTATGGCTGATACATGGTTTGTGGGTATGAGGGCTACTGAAGACCTTGTAACCAATGAATATCCTGAGTCCTGGCGAGCAGGGGTATTGAGAATGTACCCCAACGGCATGGCTCCACTCACTGGACTAACCGCTCTTATGAAAAAAGAGAGGGTTGATGCTCCACACTTTCACTGGTGGACTAAAAGCTTTTCGCCTGCAAGAGCGGCCTTGTTAAACGATGGGTTGTATCTCGACAGCAGTTTGAGTACTGCTTATTCTAGTGGAACTGGAAGTGCTGGCGACTCTTTGTTTGCTAACGTCTCAGCAGCAAATGCAGCGAGGTTTGTGGCCGGTAAACAGGTTATGATTAGAGATGCTAATGATTATAACGTGGATACTACAGCTGAGGTTACTAGTGTTATCTTAAACGGTGCTAGTTCTGTAATAGCTCTTAAGATGATGGAGGATGATGATAATACGACTACCTCTACTGACTGGAGCGATGCGGATGTTATACTTACCATTGGTAACCTTAACGCTATGGGTGGCACTAGACCGACTGCTATCGCTCAATGTCCGACGGAGTTTGAGAACAATACGCAGATTTGGCGTAACTCTCTCGACTTGTCGAGAACCTTAATGAACACTAAGCTTCGTACCGTTGACGCCTATTTAGAGGCAAAGAGAGATGCTCTCGAAGACCACACAATCGAGATTGAGCAGTCTTTGTTCTGGAGTACAATGTACTCAACCAGCGGTACAGCAGTTGGTGCTAACGCTAAGCCTAAGTATGCTACTCGTGGCCTGATTTCCTGGATTAAAGAGTATGGTACAGTTCAAGATTATTCGCTTGATACTGACACCACTTATACAGGAAAGACTTGGTTAGAGGAAGGTGAGCGGTGGCTCGACGAGCATTTTGAGGAGATCTTCCGTATGGGTGGGAGTGAACGCCTGGCCTTTGTGGGGTCTGGAGCCCTTTTAGGAATCCAGAGACTTGCTAAGGATGTTGGGTGGACTAACATTACGCCTAAGACAACCACTTGGGGTAGTAATATCTTGGAGTGGACACTTCCATTCGGAACGGTTACCTTCAAGACTCATCCGCTGCTTACACATGAGGCAACTACCCGTTATAGTATGGTCATTATAGAACCTAAGAATCTTATATGGCGCTATATAGACGATACTGATTTCTACCCTGACAATACTTATAAGAAGGGTGGAGGAACGGGAGTTGACGGTAAGCAGGAGGAATACCTTACTGAAGCAGGCTTTGAAGTTCGTTTCCCTGAAACATGGGGATATTTGAACGGAATAGGTCAAAATAACGAAGTGTAGTTTGTTTCGTTCATCTTGGAATAAGGGCGTGGGTTCGCCTGCGCCTTTATAAAAGAGGTATGAGTATGAACTTGGGCAAAATTAGACAAAAATTCGTTAACTTATCGGGGCATTTCGATCTAGCAACTACCCCCGCTGAGGAGGAGCAGTGGTCTGTAGATAATGGTGCTGACTTCTTTATCGAAGGTGCTTGTATGGACTTGGATTTAGAAACAGGCCATGTTGAAGATAGATGGTATGAAGAGACCTGGGTTGCTAATGACTACAATACGGAGCTAATACAGAAGTGTGTAGCTATTAAGCAGGTGTGGTTTCTTAATACTGAGGGTAATCTAAGTCAGCTTGAAAAGAAGTATCTTGACGAGCTATTTTCTGATTATCCTGAGCAAGGAGATACAACTGCTGGACTTCTTACTTATTGGTCTCCTAATATTATCCATAGAGATCCTTCTAATTATTCTAGTGGTGCTGATATAAAGTATAAGGGTATTCTGTGTATGCCACCGTTAGAAACAGGTGCAAATGTAGTGCTTGGAACTGATAGCAAGGACTATAAGTGCACTGTAGCACATACAGCTACAACTGATGATAGGCCTATTACAGGCGAGAACTATGCTGATTACTGGTCGGTTATGACAACGACTGCTGGTACTGCATGGGTGGAAGATAGTTCATATCTGTCATGTAAGATTAAAGTATTCGGAAAGTTCCATTCATTAATACTTGCTGCTAATGCAGATGAAAATTATTGGAGCGTCAACTATCCAAACCTGTTGGTCTTGGCGTGCCTTAGAAATAGAGAAGCGTTCTATAGGAACACACAAGGCTATGATGATTTTGACAGGATTATAAAGAGAGCTTTGCGAGGTATAGATAGTGACCTTGTAGAGAGTTTAGCAGCTGAAGAATTACAAATGGAGGGATAAGGTGAACCTCGTACCAATATATGCCATTCTACTATCTTATGGTATAGCCCCGGACAACTTTGAGGTATTCAATGATGGTTGGGGAGTGCTTCTCGAGAATGTCCCGCTGACTGAAGATGAGAAGGAAGGTTTAATAGATGAGATACTTGAAGTAACAGGAGAGTGTTATGAATAGGAATAGACCAACCAAGTTTGTACGTAGACCCTATCGTGATAATAGGGTTAGAAGACAACGAGAAGCTGATGCTCAAAAGATATTCGACCGTCGTAAGAAGATAGCTAAGAAAAAGGAAAAGCAACGCAAAGAGAGATTAGAAAGAGAAGGAATTGTCCCTCCGGCGTTTGCAAAACTGGGAGTAGAGATTGCAGGAATATCAACTACCGATACGGGAAACGTTAGTTAATGGCTTGAGACCCAACAGTAGGCACGGTAGAGGGTCAAAGTATCTAACCCAATGCAAGTTTCTAAAGCCTGAGGAATGGGGATTAAGACCATGTGAGACTGTGGTTAACCCTTTTACTGACGAGCAGTTTAGCACATGGCCGTTTGCCCAGATAATAAGGGGCAATGAAGTGACATTATTAGCGACTGCTACCTCTCTCAAAACGGTTACAGAGGCAAGTCCTAATTGGACATTGAGTAGTGCTATAACCACATATGACTTGAATGACCCTCCAACGGCTAAGTCTATAACAGGTTCCGATGTCTGGCAGATGGCAGATTTCTACGACTCTTGGATGCTATTCAATGGGACTAGTGTAGTTGTTAAGACTAATAAGGAAGGCATGTTTGGAGAAACGAACCAGGTCTTTGTGCAGAACGCTATTGCTGTTCAGACTGGTTGTGAGTTTCACGGTAGATTAATAATGGCAGGCTTTAATCCTGCTACCTATTTCAGTTCTGACTGGGAATCTATATGGGATGAGTGGTTAGGAAGAATGCCATTCGCTGTAGATACAGCCTTAGACGATGTTAATAGCAACTTCGTTATGTGGACTACCATTGGTGGGGGCGATATTCTTAATCTGTTTTTACCTAAATTAGCAGTTGAAGGTGTCATACAGGAAGACGTTAGGGCTGTAGATGATGGAATGTTCCTAGACTTATGGAGACGTAATGAGGCAGGCTTTATGCCTATGCCTTGGCAGGGAACTGTTTATATAGTTAAACCTTTGGGAAATGGATTTATGGCTTATGGAGAAGATGGTATTGCATACTTGCCTAGTGTTACAAACCCATATCCTACTTTCGGACTTCGTAAGCTTGCACCCTTTGGTATCGCGGGACGGGGTTGTGTTGGAGGAGATGAAGCTACCCACTTATTCATGGATACATCTGGGGTTTTATGGAGGATTAGTGCGAGCGACCTCAGTTTGCGCAAACTAGGCTATGAGGAGTTCTTTGATGATATTGTAGATCAGACTGTTGTAATTACTTACAATCAGAGCGAGAACGAGTTTATTATTAGTGGGGAAGATAGCAGCAATAATATCCTTTCCTATATTCTAACGGAGAAAGGTTTAGGTCAAAGTCCTCAGCAGGTGACCAGCGCTTTCCCTCTTGAAGGTTCACTGCTTGGGGTATTTGATACCGATGCAAGTACAATTCCTATAATTGTAACCGACGTTATTGACTTTGGGTATAGAGACCTCAAGACTATTACGACTGTAGAGCTTGGAATAGAAGTCTACTATGATGCTGATACGCCTACGACTACTCATGTAGCAGTGGATTATAGATATAATAAAGATGCAAGTTGGACTCGCTCTACATGGGTTCTTGTAAATGATATGGGCTATGCTCGGGTTCAAGCGACGGCTATTGAATTTAGATTGGCTATAAAGTGCAGTAGGTATGCAGATATGAAACTTGATTACGCAAATATAAGATGGCAGGCATCTGGCAAAAGAACCGTGAGGGGGCTACGTGCTGATACGGCTAACAAGTGACCAGGCCACTAGGTATTGGTCTGATATAAAGGCGCACTTAATATATACACTTTCCCCTCAGATGGAAGTCTCGGAGGAGTCCCTTAACAATGTATTGGAGAGTGTCCTTAAAGGTACAAGTCAGGTGTGGGTATTGATGGGAGAAGGTGAGAAGGCTAAAGAAGTTTATGCAATGGCTGTAACTACTTTGACTATTGAGGAAACAACTAGAACTAAAAACTTATTAATATATAGCCTGTCTGGTTATCGCTTTGTGCCGGAGCCTTTATGGAGAAGTGCTATTAATACAATAACAGCATATGCTAAAGGTAATGGATGTTATAAGGTGGTAGCTTATACACAGGTGAAAAGAATATTAACTATTGCTAAAGACTTGGGGGCGGATACATCTGTTACGCTTGTAGGTTGGGAGGTTTAACTAAGGAGGTATAACATGAAAGACTTACTGGACAAGATTAACAGTTTTTTCGAGCCGGATGCTCATGTGAGTATTAACGACAAGTACCTGAGCATAACCGTTGGTAGAAGATCTTTAGAAATCGAGCTGCCCTCTATAGTTGGTGCAAGCTCTGAAGGAGAGTCAGAGGAGGTATAATATGGCTGGTTCAGGTGGTGGAACTGCACAGGGCACGGCTGATTATCAGATGGATACTCATGCCTTGATACTCGGTGGCTATACGGTTGATGCAGCTCCTCTAACGTGGGATGGCCTTGCTGCTGATGATGTTTATCATAGAGGTGGAGCTTATGACGACTATCCATCAGTGCTTAGGTTTATACATGATAAGGGTTTGACTGGAGTAGGAGGCAATCCTTTTGAGGGAGTTTCCGCTTATAACCCAGGTGATGCACTGGATGAGATGAGTGAGAGTTTTGATGACTTTATGACTAAGGTTGATGATATTGACTCGGATAGTGACTGGGGATCTTTCTTAGATTTAGCCCAGGCGGAGCAGACTGGGCAGGTGCCTGAACTAGATGTTGATGCTATCTTTACAGGCGTCATTGGAGACTCTTTAGCTAGAGCACTACAGCTTGCTACACAGGCTTATTCTACCGCCAAGCTAGATGGTGAGAACCTGATGGATAGTGTGGTAACTCGTGCTGGAGCTAAAGCGTCTGCTGCTCTTGCTACAGCCGAAGCAGAGGCAGATATCCGCTCCTCATTGCTGGTAAGTGACGAAAGGGATGGAGCTACACTAGGTATGACCGACGCCAGGACTGCTTTCGGTCTAACTGAGACTGATACACAGGCAGATGTGGAAGATGTCTTTGGAGATGCAGCGGCTAAAGCAGCTGAGGACTTTGCAGGTATAGCTACTGCTGGTAGGATTGCTGCTACTGAGGGAATGGCAGATTCTAGAACTGCTTTTGGTTCTCTTGAATTAGATGCCCAGGCGGACGTTAGTGATGTCTTTGGGGATGCTGTAGATAAGGCTATTGCAGAGGCAGAGGATATGGTTGAGGATGATGACAGCTTGGGTACCTCCATGTCCTTTATGTCTAACCAAGCACAGAACGATGCCTCTTCTAGTGCGACACAGGCGGCTAGGGACTCTTTAGATGCTGCAAGTGCCATGATAGATAAAGTGAATACTGAAATACTTGCAAACGAAGCCCTGGCTGAAATTGCCAGTGATACTATATACACCGATGCCGAGGCCGATGGCAAGACTGGGATAGCTACCCTTGCAGATGCAGCTAGTTCTGCTATGAAGACTAACGAGGATGTGTTAGATAGTGTCGGTGTAAAGGCAGATGAGAAAGTTCTAGCTCGTGTGCAAAATGCTGCTGTTCGGGCCAGCAGTGAGAGTGATAATGTAATAAGTGATATTAATACAAAGGTAGGAACAACAGGCGCTCTTGCTGAGACTCAGTCCGATAATATCTATGACGATGCTGAGGATGATGCTGAGTCTGCTATGGATAGCATAAGCGCAGGTGTTGTTTCTACAACGGAAGCGTTTGATAGTAAAGCAGATGTAGTTGCTAGGGTCAATTCCCAGGAGGCTGTAGAAGCCTCAGCAGGCGATGCGGTAACTCACGCTGATGCTCTTTCTACTGCAGAGTTGGCTAAAGGTTGGGCTAATGCAGATACTATTGACGATAAGGCACTGGCTTCGGCTGGGCTTACTATGGATGGGGCAGTAGATACTGCCAGAACAAGAGCTCTCACAGATGCTACAAGTGCAGAGTCTTCTATTAGAACTAGTGCTAAGGAGGCCATGCTAGATATAATGGATGGAGCTACCCCAGAGGTGTCTTCTCTTATCCAGGCATCCCTGCAAGACGCTTTGACCGGTGCACAAACTGCTATATCTATGGCTATAAGTGCAGCAGAGGAAATAATTGAGAGTGCTCCTATCGCTAAGGCAGTTGCATCATACAGGCGAAGGGCATTGACAGAACATCTTAGGTCTGTTAATAGATTTGCTGGAGGTATGTCTGATGTTAATGCTGTTAATAGTTCAGCCTTTATTATAGGCATGGCCTTACAGGAGTCGGAGTTTGAAGGTAAGGTTCTGGACTATCAGGCAGAGCTAGAGACTAAGCTCTATATTGATGCCTTCCCTATCTATGTTGACACCTTTAAGAACGTGATGAATAGTTATCTGGAAACCTATGCTGCTCAACAGAGTCATATGATTAGTATAGCTAACAATAGTACCAACACAATCACAGGCATGTTTGTTACCTCTCTTACACAATATATAGAATCTTATATGAGAGGCTTTGTAGAATATGTAGGTATGTGCAAAGATATGATGGCTATATACAGTGAAGATGCAAAGGCCGTTATGGGGCTGGAGACTAGATTGTATGAAGGCATCTATGGCAATGTAATGAATGCCGAGACTCAACTCTCAGATGTGCAAAGCAGAATGATACAGGCATCTGTAGGTCTTAGACAGTCTATGGTTAATAGCTTAAGCAAGATGCAGATGGAAATCTATGCCCAGGTGCTTACAACTTATATAGACACAGAAGCTGGAATATTCAACGCTGGAATGGGGTCGGCCGCTAACTTTGGAAACCTCCAAGGGAATATGATTAAAGAATTAGCAGATTCAAGACAAAGGTTGGCAATAGACTTAGGGAAGCTCTATGTAAGTTCTCATGATGGCAATCTTAGTTCTCAACTTAGAGCCTCAATGGATATGTTTAAGTCAGGCTTTGATGGGGCTAACCAGGCTGGAAATAGTAAGACTGCTGTAACAAAAGAGTTGGTTGATAAGTATCTTAGGGTATATACAGAACTTATAGCCCAGCAAAATAATAGTGCTGGTGTGTTTAACAGCAAGACTATGGAAGCTAAGGAGTTAATTAATACCTATCTCAGGACATATGTAGATATTTTGGCTCAACAAGGAAACAATGCTAATGTCTTTAGCAATATGGGCAAAGGTAAGATGGCTGCCTTTAAGGATATGCTCGCCGCTAAATTGGAGGTCTTCTCTAGAATTGCTGATAAAGAACTCGATGTGTTTAACAGGGATTTCCTCGGCCATATTCAGGCAGCAGGTAGTACACTCAACGACCACTTTAGAGGAACGATAGAATCTAGGCTCGAGGAGAAGAGGGAGAAACAGATGTTCGTTAATACACATACAACCCTACTGCAGAATATGAGCTCCCTTGAGATTGAGTCACATAGGGCGGCTACCTTACTCCTTGCTGAATTACAGAAGGCTATAATTATAGCAAGAGGTGAAGAGGACGAGAAGAACCTTGAGTACGATTCAAGAGCGGCTGTGTGGGATATGGACTTATTTCAGATGGGTGGTAATGTGTTGAGTTCAGTAACTGGTTCTGTTATACAGGGGCCTAACAAGCCTAGCAAGACTCAGAGCATGATAGGTGGAGCGTTTAGTGGAGCTGCTCAAGGTATGCAACTGGGAACTGCTATAGCTCCTGGAGTTGGGTCAGTTATTGGAGGGGTTGCAGGCGCTCTTGCAGGCACGGCGGCTGGTGCAAATTAAAACTGCGTAACAAAATGTTATACAGAATGGAGATATTATGCCTAAATATCATGGAATGTACTTTACGTATGGACAACCTAGGAAGAAGAAAAGGAAACCAGAGGCGTTTCCTCCGCCCGCTAGACCTGGAATCTCACCTATAAGGCCTCCTTATCCTGGTGTAACAAGGGCTCCTCAAGTTAATAAGGTTGTAGAGCAAAGGATGGCTGGAGATACTAGAAAACCATTCGACTTTATGCCTGGAGTGAGAGGGAGAGCTGTACCTAACTTTATGCCTTTAGGAGGAGGAACACCTAGATTTGAGCCTTTTGAACCTGGAGTAATGGGTAAAGGTGGAGGCGTTCCTGCTGCTATTCCAGAAATGGAAGGTGGTAGGCATGAAGCTGGTGTTGAGGCTCCTGGTGAAGGGCCTGGTGTTGACTGGAATCGTCTGGCTTATGTCTTAGGAGGTATAGGCAAAGCAGCTATGGGACAATTCCAGGACAGGTGGCAAGCCCAACTTGGTGGACAGGTGCAGAAGCTCTCGCAGGCACAGGCATATCAGAAGGCTATGGCTAGGGCTTTGGCTGGAGATAGGTTAGATCCTAGTGAGTTTACTATCCTTACGCCTGAGCAGAGGGCTGAGATCAATACTCTTCAAACGGAAAATGAGAAGCTCAAGATGGCTCGTGTTAAGGCTAGACAGGATTATGAGTTGAAGTTGAGGGGACAAGAGTTAGATGAGAGGACTAGAGAAGACATGATGAAGAGGTTTGATGAGGAGATGGGATTTAAGAGGGAAGAGCTTGGACGTGAGGAGGTGGAGGCGGAGAAGGAACGGACGTTTAGGAGAGAGCAACTTCAAGAGACTTATAGACTTCGGATGGAAGAGGTTAAGGAGAGGTATGGAGTTCCTGAAGGGGTGACTCCAGAACAGGAAAGGCTATATATCAGCATTATGGATGATATAGGCAATGAGGCAGAGAGCTGGGGCTGGAGAATACCAGAGGATATATACAGAACTTATTAGGGAAGCTATTAAGGATGGTAGGTTGCCCGAGGATAGGATTCCTACTGAACACGGATGGGTAGAGGTAATAGGAGAACCAGGTGGAGCAACTGCTAAAGAAAGAGCTGATGAGGCTCTTAGGAGTAGAGGAATAATCAAGTGAGAATATATCTACCACGCAAAAAGAGGGAAGTGGAAATCCCAGATGGCTTAACGCCTGAACAAATAGCTGGAATGATAGACGAGAGCTATGATGCTATTCCAGAAATGGAGGTTGCGCCTGCTGTTAGTACAGCTGTAGCGGAGGAAGAGTTTGAGGGGATAAGGCCTGAGAGGCTTCCAGTATATCCGTGGGGAGAAGGCCCTCCAGAGGAGATTCCTTCTATATCAGAGGTAGAACAACCTTCGATTTCTCAAAGGGCATATGAGTGGGGAAGAGAGAAGATGGTTGGGCCTAGAGAGCTTTACTTTCCAGAGGCTAAGCCTACTGCTATTAGTGAGGCAGAAGAGGAAAGGCTTAGACTTAGAGGAGAGATGACAGGGCCGACATTGCCAGAGTTAGGTAAAGGTCTAGTCGAAACTGCTTTGGTTCCTGCTGTGGCTGCTGGAGCTATTGCTGCACCTATCCCTACTTTGATTGGAGTAGGTACTTTTATGGGTATAAGTGAACTCATGAATCTTGGTGCGGCTGGTGTAAGGGAAGATATTGATTATAAGTTTGGGGCAGGCAAGGGTCTTCCAGAGGTATTAGGCGTTAAAGGTGGGGCTGTTAAAACTGGGGCAGAGGTTGCAGAGTTTATAGGGAAGGTGGTTACAGCTGGTAAGGTTGCTGGTGCTGGAAAGTTCCTTGTGAAAGCTCCTTGGTTTAAGTCACTTACAGATAAAGAGAAAGGGTTTCTTACTCTAGATGTATGGAAGAGGATACAGAGGGGAGAGACTAAGGCTCAGGTTTCCAAGGATATCCCAAAGATAATGAGGAGTAAGGAGGGAAGGGCTAAGTACTTTAGGGAACAGGCTGCTAGAACTGAAGTTGAAGGCGGAACTCTAGGCATGACCCTCTTTCCCTTTGGTGCAGGCAAACGTCCTCCTAAATGGTCTGTTAGCTCCGATGCTGCTCGTGGAGCTATTAATACTGGAGACCTAAATATCAAGGGGTTTGCTAGGTTTGCAAAGAAAAGGGGGATTGAGATAAAGGCTTTAGCGGATGCTGACGCCCATATACCTTTAGTACAGGAATATATGAGTAAGAACCCAAGGGCTACAAAGGGAACACCTTGGCCTGGAATGCCCAAGGCAACTGGTATGCCTCAGACGCCTGAGGGCAAACTGCTAGAATTTGTAAAGAAGACCAAGGTCAGTAAAAAGGAACTAGATGATCTAACACATAAGGAGCTTCAACGAAAGGCCTTGCAAATAGACACGATATGGGGAGCAGGGACAGGGGAAGCTGGATATAGAGAAGCTTTAAGGAGTACAACGGGGCAGAAGTTGCCGCAGGTGGAAATTGATCCCTTGCTCTTACCTAGGAGTCAGATAGATTACCTATTTAATAGGATTCATGCTGCACCATTAAGTATATTTAATAGAGTTCATGCAGGTAGAGCTTTAAGCAACCTAACAAATGGTGTTGTCCCTAGAGGAAATGACATGAAATCTATTGCCAAAGTGTTTGGGCCTGAGATAGAATTTGCATTAGAAGCAAAGAGACCTGCAGGCGTTAAGATCTACGGGGCTCTTTTAGAAGCAGCTAATACTCCAAGGACTACTCTAACTGCTGAGGATCTATCTGGAGCTGGAAGACAGGGACTTATACTCGGATTAATGAAGCCAAAGATTGCTAAGGAGGCATTTATAACTCAGCTAAAAGCGTTCGCCAACGAGGAATACTTTAAGGCGCAGGATATGCTGTTAAGAGTGGGGCCTAGAGCCAAGAGAAGGGCTGAAGCCGGTGTATTTAAGTCAGAGTTTTGGGACACTGCTGATATTGGGATGAGGGAAGAGGCCATTCAGGGCAGGCTTGCTCAGTTTATTCCTGGTGTTAGGGCATCAGCGAGAGCATATGCTATCTATTTAGACAAGCTAAGGGCAGACTACTTCGATTACATAACAGGGCAAGAGTGGGACGGGAGTATATGGTTTGAAGCGTTGTCACCATTAGAGAAGTTGGCACAAGAGAAGAGCCTAGCCCATATGATAAATGTTTTTAGTGGTAGGGGATCACTTGGAGCTCTCAAGGCTCTAGGCCCAGCACTAAACGCTGCTTTCTTCTCTCCAAGGTATACTTCCTCTAGATTCGAGATGCCATTGCTACTGTTTACAAGTACTCCAGAGGTACGCAAGATTGTTGCTGGTGGGTTAGTTAGATATGTAGGTACTGGTCTTGCTATTATGGGTCTTGCCAAACTTGGAGGTGCAGAAGTAGAGCACAACCCCCTCTCAACCGACTTTGGAAAGATCAAGATTGGCAACACGAGGTACAACTATTGGGGAGCTGACCAATCTATGGCTAGGATGGTTGCTCAGATGGTAATGGGAAAAGGAAAGGCTACAGCAACAGGTCATATATATACTAAGCGAAGGGCAAAAACGCTCACTGACTTTCTTAGAACTAAGTTGTCTCCACTTGGTGGAGGGGTTACAGATATAATAGCAGAGGAGACTATGATAAGAGAAGAGTTTACGCCTAGATCTATCAGAGAGTCTTTCACTCTTCCTAAAGGCCTACGTATGGATTGGGAAAGTGTTAAGAAGGTTGCTGAGGTCGCTTTTGACAATGTATTGTGGAAACGGATGGGCCCAATGACTTTTCAAGATATAGTTGAGGTTATTAGATTTCAAAGACTTGAGGGAGGTCATATATTTAAGTCAAAAGTAGGAGACCCAATAGCTATAGGGGTTGCTGCAACTGCTATGTCTATTCCATCCGTTTTGGGCATTGGTCAACAGACTTATCCTCCTTCTCCTTGGGCTGACGTTGCGAATAAGAAAGATGAGCTTGCTAATGACTATTATGGAGTTGCTTGGGATGAGTTAAGTCCTAAAGAACAAGAGCTTGTGAGAGGCATGCACGGTGAGATAGGTAAGTTAGAAGGGATAGCGAGAGCTGAAAGGAGAGGCATTCCAGACCTAAGGCCTATGTTTAGAGAGCAAAGAGGGGCAGAAAGAAATGTCCGTGATATGCTTTCTGAAGAGAATAAGGCTGTGTTAGAGCACTTTGGTATAACGGTTAAAGGATTGAGTAGAAGGATTGGGACCTGGGTGCTTAACGATGAAAGGTATGATAGATACCAGAAGCTTTCTGCTTTGTATGTAGGAGAAGAGATTGAGAAGGAAGTAGGACGCAGGCTGTGGCCTACTTATGATGATGAAAGGGTGATAGAAGGTTTGGAGAAGGCTGTTGATAAAGGTAAGGGTAAGGCTAGAAAACAGTTAAAGAAAGAAGCAGAGGAAGAGCGTTAAACTAGCAATTCAAAGGAGTCATAGTCAATTAGCTCAGCGTATATAGAAAACCAAATATCATCGTTACGAGATTGCTCTATAAACATGCTTGTAGAAACTTTGGATTTTCTTATCCTCATTCTCCCTACATCTTTCCCATCCTTAATTAGCCGTAGCACTAGTTTAGTCTGTACCATTATTACTACTCCTTCCCTCAAAACTGTGTAACATTTTGTTATGCAGGTGCCATTTCACCATCTCCTCTGTCCAGTTATAAATCTCATACCATAGGCCGTCATCTTTCTGCTCCACCGTTGTATCAATCTTCACCCTAGACCGAACAGCTTCGCGGGGCATAAGAATAGGGGAGCACCATTTGTAATTTAATATTTCAAGCTCTTCTTTGGTATAATCTGACTTATAAAGGATGGTAATTTCAGTTCCTTGTCCTTCAATGTATTCATATATTCTAGCACACCAAGTCTCCTTGACATCATACAGACCTGACGGATGATAGAGCTTGATAATTATACTGTTCCCATTTTCGCCGTATAATAAATATCCTCTTTGCGGTTGCATTGTAAATACAGTTGTACCATCATGTGCAGGGTTATTCGTACTACCGAATACAGCTAACTCCATGCCTTCTAGCGGCTGTTCCCTCAACAACTCAATCCACACACCGCTATCTTTCTCGACGAGATCTCTGGCTCGCTCTTGGTTAGCATTGAATATTGGTAGCATAGCCATTCCTCTTCTAGTGCCTTTCATCTTTTCTCCTCCTCAATATACCTAACAACTCCATTCTTATAATCCACGACACAATACCTCATCATCTGCAATGTAGCAAATATCTTTCCTAAATCATCTCTATTAACCTCATCATGATAGATATTCATAAGCTCTGATATTCTTATCTCCCTAGCCTCTCCAATGGTCTTCATTATCAGTAGTTGAACATGCCCAAGTGGGTTAGCTCCCATGCCTCTAAATACATATGACATCTTCCTCTCTGCACTCACCAATGTCTTATTAGCCCTATCAAAGTCCACTAATCTAAGAGTCATATCATTACCTCTCGATGCAGAGTATATCATGCAGAGCTTTAGCAACTGAACATGCCTGCGTTGGAGATAATAGCACAATCTTGGGTCTTTAATTGGAGGGTTTCTTTCTCCTACTTCTCTCCATACCCCATACTTCTCCATAAACCCACTTTCCATTTGGAACTTTCCACATAGAGTCCAGATTTTGCCCAGGTCTTGAGTCAGAATCTCCATAGCTGCCTCATCGTCTTTAGGGAATATGACTAACTTCCCTTTATTGTCCTCATATACGAAGACCGTACGAGAAGAGAAGCCAGAACCAACTGTCCCTTGAGGCATAGATAGCTGTAGGAGATCTGGGGTCGTGCAGCCCATGAGGTTGACCCATACACTAACTACTTCTTGCATCCCATGCTTAATTGTGTCGTACCTAAATCTATCCTCACAATCGAACCACTTGTTTAAATCTGTCAGTAGGTCTATATTCCCATAGCCTAGAAAGGTCGTAAGTTCACTTGCCCATATGGTTAGGGAACAATGGTAGTAGGCATTGCCCTCTTTATCTGAGTGCGAAGCGTGAGCCTCGGCGAGTCTAGTTATTAGCTTCTGTCTTGATGACTCATCTGCAGCAATCTCTATTCCAAGCCTATCAAGCATCTTCCTTGCAGGCTTCACCGCAGTTCCCTTTCGGGCTGCTGGAGGGCCTACTAAAATGATATACATATTGGGGAAGAAGGTTTCCATCCCAAAGGGGAGATAGACCTTTCTTTGGAGTACAGAGGCTATTGCTGATATGGCCGACCATCTTCTGAATGACTCACGAGGTTCCGTATTGGAGGTGTATTTTAGATATGCATCGATCCAGTCCTCAAGATGTCGACTCATCTATACACCTCTCAATCCTTTCTATAACGTCTCTCTTATTTTTCATGTCATCGTGACTGATTTTCACATCTCCATAAGCATTGAAGCCTATCTTACAATCCGTCGGGATAGAGAACTCCCTATCTTTCCATGCTATGGGAGACTCTAGCCTAGTCATCGCTGTCTGGATAACATCGAATATCCTCTTGCTTCCTACTTCCAAGGGAACCTGAAAGAGAATTGAATCGTGGACAGCGTTAAGTAGTTCGACTTCCCTAAACAGGTCTTGGTTATAGTAGACAAAGCATATCCCATCCCCGTTAAGTTTATCTGCAACTGTCGACTGAGGATTAAATGAATAGGCCTCTTTAAACAGGTCGTCCCCCCATCTTCCCATAAACCTTCTATGTCTTCCATAACAATTAATGAGGGTTTTACTTCTTGAGAGTTGCTCTCTAATACTAGAGTGCCACATTCTAACTCCTGGATATACAGAATGGTAGCGTTCGACGATAATTTTAGCTTCCCTTTCCGGAAGTTGATATAATAAGGCGAAGGACTTGTAGCCCAAATCATAATTAAGTCCATGGTTTGCCTTCTTTCCCCAGAATCTCTCGCTAAATTTACCACCTCCAAGTTTGGAACTTCCAGGTTCATCTGATACCTCCTCAATAGACTTGCTAAAGATAAGCCCCGCAGTTTGGCTGTGGATATCTATGCCTTTTTCAAAGGCTCTTATCATTCTTTGTTCATTAGAAGCGTAGGCAACAACACGGTTCTCGGCCTGAGATAGGTCTAAAGATATCATTAGATAATCAGGGTCAGCAATCATTAGCTTTAGCATTTCCTCTGGCTGGTTTTGTAGGTTAGTTCCAGTACCAAAGATGGTTTCGGATGAGCTTATTCTACCTTGCTTTGTACCTACAGGGTTGTAGGAGCAGTGCAGGCGATTGTCGATATCTAGCCGAACATCATAATAGGTTCCCTTCATCTTCTTAAGATGTCTTAACTCCAGGATTATGTTTGCCTCTTCATACCCTTTGATAGATATGCGAGTTAAGGCCTTCTCATCTACTGTAGGAACTCCATCCTTTATATAGGGTTTAATACCACGCCTGATATAGAAGTAGTCCCTCACTTGTTTAGGAGAGGCTATGTTAAGTTCAAAGCCTACTATCCCGTTGAGTTCTTTCTGGAGTTCAGCTATCTTTCTACTGGCGTTGGCTGAGGCCTGTTTAAGACCCTCCACATCCATACGTATCCCTCTCTCACTCATAAAGGTAAGAGGCTCAATGAGGTCTCTTTGGTGTTTATAGGTTTCTTTATTGTGTAGTTCTTTAAGTACGTGTATCTGTTTAGGGAATGCCTCTATTACAACAGCGGAGTCCATAGCACTATAACGGCGGAAGGTTAGATGGTCGCCAAATGGATTCTTGAACCACTTTTTCCCTTCATCTTTGTAATAGGGTTCGCCATTGCAATAGAGAGATGTAATGAAGTCTAGAGCCATTGGGAAGTCTGGAAAAGCTACCTTTTGGGCTACCATAGTATCTTCGATAGGGCTTATGCGTATGCCAAACTTGCGATATACAAAGGTAGAGTCGAAGCCTATGTTCTGGCCAATCTTTATGATATAGGGAACCTCCAAGAGTTCGCCTAAGGACTTCCAGATACAGGCTTCTTCATCTACTGTAAAGTTTTCTCTGCCTCTATCATAGAACGGAATGCAGATAGCACTGTCTGGAGCTACCGCAAGACTGACATGAGAAATTTCTTCTCTGCTCACCTCAATATCAAAGGCCACCTTTAAATAATCGTGGCAATTTCTTATGAATATCATCACTTCATCGAATGAGGGCTCGAGGATAAGATTCCGTTTCATCAACCTAATTTTAGGAAACTCACTTTCCCTTCTTATTCTCTTCAAGTCGTGAGCAATAAAGTGCTGGTACTCATACATACGGAAAGAGGCTGAGGGATGGATAGTAGGGATTACCTTTCTACCTTCTGGTGTGCTTAAGATGGAGCCTCGTCTCTTTGTTATTTTATCTAGGCCTGTAAGTACATATAGTGGTACACCTCCCAAAGGCACAAGCACATTGGCTGAGCACTTGCTTAGACGTTCCAACAGGGCATCTATATGTTGTCGGGCTAGTGGAGTTATCCAAGGTGGTTTCTTGGATAGGTTAATAAAAGGTCTTATATCGTTGTTAGGTGGGTGAAGCTGTAAGACGTTCTCTATTCTGCACTCTGCTCGGACGATGCCTGCTCTGGATAATAGTCTGTCAAGGAGTTGGCCTGCTTTGCCTACAAAGGGACGTTGCTGGCGAACTTCATCAATGCCTGCAGCTTCACCGATGAAGCAGATCTTGCAATCAAGAGGGCCTTCAGCGTAGAGCACTTGGGTCATAGTAGTTTCTCCTCTAGCTCTATATTGTCAAGCATATATACGTATGTGACAAAGTTGTTATATCGGTATGACCAGGTTACAATAACTCCAGCCGACATAAATGGCACTGGTAGCTTGAACCTACCCCCCATCTTCCCATGCTGTTTCTCAGTTAGCCGTAGTTCTATAGGCAAGCTAGAGAAGTCGCAACCCTCCTGTTCTAAGTCTGATAGCCATACCGACTTATAGGTAACATTCATATGCATCTTATTTCTCCTTCTTCTTGGGAGACTTTATCGCATTGTGGCGAGGCGTTATTGGATGTGTACTACCTTTATCCCCTGGATCCGTCGAAATAGCCATAAACTCATTATCG